CCCAGCCGAAGCCAGTTCCCCCAATATTTATCCTGGATCGGAGCAGTCCAGTAGTGGTGCGCCCACGGCCCCGCCGCAGGCGTCTTTAAGGCACCTCAACCGCATTGCCGAGGAGTTCGATAAGCAACTCGGACACTCCAAGGTTTGCGCGACCAATCACGTTAGCAGTGGTAGTCGACACGCTATTGTACGTCAACACTCCGCACATTATGTGAAAGTCGTCATCAGGAGCCACATTGATCACCCAAGTGTACGTCGGCCACACATCAGTGCCTGGATTCGGATCATTGATCGCCGTGCCAGTGAAGCCACGGTGAGTATAATGCTGAATAGGCAAATTAATAACGCTACCGCCGCCAGGATCCCCATAAACCTGATACGTGGGGAAATTCCGAGCGCCGGACGTGTTTGGACCAATAACAGGTGCGAAACAAAACATCTTCAAATCCTCGTAATCAACGCGAGGAGTGAAAGTGACACGATACCGACCACCAAACGCGAAACGCAGCGTGCCTGCCACAGTCCGAGCGGGGCACACATATTTGCAGCTCCCGACGGTAGTGTTCAGAGCATCGCTGTTGCGAGCCGTGAAAGTGGTCAACTGCGCACCCTGATTGACGGCAGATGTGCTAGTCAGAAACCAGCTAAACAACCCGTCACAATCTGTTGCGCAATTAGTAGTCGTCATGATCGACATATCCTGTGTCCATCTCTGAGTGGGCAGAGGCAATAAAGGGTTCACGAGCGGCTGCACAGTCGAAGTAACACTTGACTGGGGATTCATCAGACGAATGCGGTACTCAACATCGACAAAACCAATGAGAGCATTACCACCAACGCCAATCGTCGAGAAATAAACTTTGCCTGCGTCATAGGATGGCAAGTTGACCACACTCCCCTTCCGGATCAGCAATTTCTTACGCACACGGCTAGACACATCGAAGGTCAGATTAGCATGCACACTGCCATCGACAGAATACATGTTTCTCATCTCCTGATAAGTCGCCGGCGCGGATCCTTCCGGGTTAGGCTCAAAGCCGAAAACAGCCAAGCCAGTTGTCAACGTCGAACAAGCCGAGCGAAACTTGAAACGCAACGATTCAATCTCATAATTATCGAAGTTCTGAGCAATCTCAGGTAACCACTGACCAAGTGGAGAACCGCGACTATACGATTTGAGCCCCGGTTGGAGAGCCCATGTCGCAAAGACAGTAAACGGATCGGACCCCGTAACATTGACACCATACGTTTCCGTATGCGTGACAACCGTCCCGTTGCCCGACGACACCGTCTTCGGAATTCGCGGCCCGCTCTTCGATACCAAGGCGACTGCCTCGGCACGTGGAGTACGAACCTTTTGCTTCGGTTTCTGTTTCGCCATATTTGGCTTCTTTGCTTTCCCATTCTTTCCAGGCATTGCATATCATCCCCGAGCCACCACAATATTCCACCTACGAAGGGAGTCCCCCGACCACAGACGTTACATCCATGTCGGTCTTCAATCCCGTCTTCCCAAAGTCGAGCTTCGGCTTTTCGCCCAAAAGGCCATAACCCCAGTCCCGCATCCGCGCATCAAAAGCAGCCAAGTCGCCGGGGCTCAACCCCTGCGCCTTAGCGGCCTCGTACGCGTCAAAACTAACGTGCGGTTCCACGGCCAAATCAATAGCCCCATCGCTCCCACTCAACTCCAGGCGATACCGATCGGCTTCACTGAAGGCCACATCACCATTCCCAAGGCGCATCAAATGAGCATACGATGCCCACGCAACCCCGGGAGTGCCGCCATCGAGAGCAAGATTGGCCAAACACTTTCCGCGCAACAAGGACTCAGTGTCCACCGTGCTGTTACTAAAGCACAAGTGAAACTTGTCGAGCTGGCGGCGAATGTCAGCAAATGTGGTCACATAAGACGAACCACGTCTATCACTCACGACGGCAACATACCGGCCACAAAACTTCACTTCAGTGAAATCGCCATGCCAATCGATCTTCATTTCCAGCCCCAAGCGCCGGGCCAGCGCGTCCAGAGGGAAAGGCCGTGATGACGCAACAAAACCATCATCACCCTCGGCCAACGCAAACCCCCCGGGCGGCCGACCATCGTACGACCACCAAACAAAGCAATTGATCAAACCGTTTCCGATGGAAGTGCCGGGCTCGCCAGAGTAACGCATACTCGGAATCACTAAGTTTCCGTACTCATGACTTGGGTCCAGCTCAACGTGCCGAATGACAGAGTTGGTAATCAAAATAATGTACGCCAACTCAGCCTCAACATTTAGGAAAAACGGCCGAAAAGCCTCATATTCGATGCGGCGCAAAGCCAAATGTACTGTGCTGTCAAACGCGCTGTAGTCCGTCTCGGCGAAGACACATCCGTTGGCCAAAATACGTTCCTGGATATGCTTCAACCGGCGACTGATGTCCATCCCCTTGACAAAATGGTCACACGAGCCCAAAACCTTCTCCGCTAACGCGATAGACGGTCCCAAGTAAACGTTCATCCACGGTTCCATCGGGCATATGACTCTAGG